TTCTAGCATCAGCACTTTTAATTCTCTCTCTAGCAATATCATAATCTTTTTGAAGACCAAGATTGAACTGTCTAATCTGTTCGTTTTTCGCTGCTATAGCTTTCTCTCTTTCTTTCTGAGCTACATCTAAGCCACCTGCTAACTGACCTAGCCTAGAAACGGTTGTGTAAAAACTTGCCATAAAAAACTCCTATGATTTTGTACTTGCTACGGCTGCTTTGAAACTATTGCTGAATGGATTTGTGATACCTGCATTTAATGCACCACCACGATATGCAGCTTGTGATCCAATATTGATATTACTTAACTGAGCCTTTTGATAATCTTGTAAAGCAAGTTGAGCATCAAACGGAATCTTTGCTTTCAATTCAGCAAACTTTGCATCTAAAGATGCTTTACCTTCTGTAAATATAGTACTATCCATCATGCCCCTCTTAGACATAGTTGAAACAAAATCAGATGTTGCTTTTGTGTAGGCATCATCTAATTCTTTTTCTCTTCTTTGTGAGAAGCTAGACATATAGTTTTGACCAAAGTCACTATTTGGATCTGTCTGTGCTCTGACCCTAGCCATTTCTGCTGCATATGCTTTTGCTGCTTCTTCTTTTGGATCATCAGCAAAAGCAGTTACAAGAGCAGATCCAACTGCTACTGCCTGTAACGGATCTTGCATAGCCTTATTCACAATGTTATCCATAACTTTTTCAAAACTAAAATTTTTAAATGTTGAGCTACCATCGTTTTGATTGTTATTAATTTGGATTCCTGTAGTACCTCCACCTGTCATGGTTGAGTAAATATCTTGTCCTTTTGTATTAGTTAAACCAGATAGAACACCTGAATCTACACCTATATCTTGATTAAAACCTACACCACCAGAACCTGCGGTATTTATGTTTGCAATGGCATCAGCATTATTCATAGTCATCGCTGTTGGAAGATTAGCAACAGAGGATTGCCCACTAGGTGCCATCTGACCCGCAGTATTATTATATAAATTATTAGCTGCATTATTAACAACACGGTTATTTGCAGCATATAAATCACCATCAATACTCATGTCTCTTAAAGGTTTTTGAGAAGACACATCTCCAGTAGGTACAAAAAGTCCTCCTGTTTCTTCATCAAATGCTGATCTAGCACTTTCACTAAATGGTGGTAGAGCAGATACCTTAACTTCAGGTGAGCCAAACCCACCTCTTACAGTATTAAGAAGTTTATTTCGATTTTGTTGTGTCATACTGGGTTGTTTGTTCCCCATCAACGTGTCAAAAGTGTTTCCAAATGTTCCTACCTTACCCAAGCCTTGAGCTAAACCATAACCACCTAGACCTGCTTGCAAGGCACCACTTGCTCCACCTGCTCTAAGTCCCGAAGCCAGATTAAGTCCTCCTAATACAGACTTTGCCGTGTCTCCGTACTTCATTCCATCAAAAGCTCCAAAGCCACCTAGTGCAGATCCTAAAGCTAGACCCGCTCGGACTTCATCTCTATTTAGAAAATTTCCTATTTTTTTAAATATACTTGCCATAATTATCTTCCTGTTGGTGCTTGTTTAAATTTGCCTGACCTTCCTGATCCCGTAAAACTGCCTATACCAGATGGATCTATCTCATCACTATAGTACAGGAATGGGGATGATCCTGCAACTCCATATACATCCTCTCCCGCTCTACGCTTTGTCCTCCTGATTAAATCAGTAGGAGTCGTAGAGGGTCTGTCAATATCTCTTATTTGATTAGTAGATGAGTCTGTTGTTATTGCTTTACTAACAGGTGCATCATCTCCAGAATCAGATTCGGTTCCTGTAACATCAGGTGATCCTTGAGACATGTAACCTTGATTTGCCCCAAGTCCTAACATTGAATCTACATCTTTACCTAATGCCTGTGCACCAAAATTAATTGCTGATGTGATACCTCCAACATTTGGATTTACCAAACCTAGCATATTACTTACTGTAGAGAATGTACCTTTTCTAGAAGCATCTATTAATCCTCCTCCAATTCTTGCCATTTGAAAAGCAGGTGCTATAGATGTGGGCATCATTGCACCAAAAACTCCTGCAATTGGAGAACTAAAGAAACCTTGATTCTGACCACTGAAACGACCTGTTACAGTGCCATCTCTATTGAAACTATAGTCAGCTAAACTCACACCATAAGTCGGAGCTTGCCCACCTATCTTTGTACTAAAATCAGAATAAGGTGAATATGTATCTTTTGACATAGCCTCTGTAGGAGTAACACCTGCCAAGTTAGGTGTGTTCATAAAAGCTCCAAGATTTAAACCAAAATCTCTTCCATATCCTGGAGCAATAGTTGCTATGTCTAAATCTGTTTTATCTGTCTCAACGACTGATCCACCAAAAAGAGCACCACCAAATCCCGCTGATTGTGGATCAGTGTCAAAACCTGTGTTATCTATATCAGTTAAAGAACTTATACTTCGACCCATTCCGCCAAAGGTCTCTAATTCAGGTGGACCAAAACCACTTAGTCCCCAACTCATTCCCTCATCGGGTGCTTTACTTGCATTGTCATAACCCTGAACTCCAGTAACATCTGTCCTGCCAGACATCAAACCACTAAAGTCGTCATCCCGTAATGAATCAGTTACATTGCTAAAACCTGTAGCTCCACTACCAATAACATTACCTGAAGTAGCACTTACAAAACCTGAAATAGCATCAGGCACTGTTGTTGACCTACCTGTACTACTATAAACAGGTGTACCTGTAGCGGTATATCCTTTAAGAGTTCTACCCCCTGTGGCAATATCACTTGTAGTAGATTCTGCTATTGATTCAGAACCCGCAGCCGAGCCTAACATATCACCAATCTGTGAAACAGTCGCACCATTTTGTGCCATAGTAATGGCATCATTCACAGCAGATTCAGAAGCATTATTTAAAGAACTAAAGTTATTACCAATTTGACCAGTTCCGATACCATTAGTATAACCAATCGCAGCATCTAATGACGTACTACCAGTTTTAGAAACACCATCTATACCAAAAACATTACCATCTGGTTCATTTGTAGTTCCATCTCCTGGACCATCATCTGGAGTTACACCATCATCTCCTGCACCAGAGGGATCATCACCAACAATGCTGTCACCATCACTATCTCCACCTCCACCTCCACCTATACCAGTGCTATCATCATCGGAATCATCACCGACAGTACTTTCTTCTTCTGATGGTCCTGGATCTTCTTCTGACCCAACATCGTCTACTGACGTATCATCACCACCACTATCACCGTCACCATCTCCACCGAATAAACCATATTTTATTTCAAAAGGATCAAATATACTTTCATAGTCTGTCCCACTGAAAGGAAGACCATCACTCCACATTTTTTTATCAAATATCATTGTGCAAACGCTAACCCTATTCTTCTAATCGAACCATCTGATTTTCGTCTTAACCAGTGGCAACGATCTGTTCCAAGTTGATGGCAATATGGACTAAGATAACTTCTTAACCATCTAGCTATAAAACCAATCTCCTTGTTTGGTGCGATTGCATCAATTACCCAGACATTATTTCCGCTCTTCCAATCTTCAGACTGTAGTTTGCGACTACCTGATTTGAATGCATCTTGTACCTCATCGGATAAAAATGCCCAACTTCCAAATCCAATGATCTTACCATCCTTATAAAATAATCTAGCATGATCATCTTCTAACGGTTTGATAAAAAGCCTTTCTATTTCTTTTACAAACCAATGTCTGTGTACTTCAGACCACAGACATAACTTTAAAATACTATTATAGTCTACTTTATTTTCTACTATTATACCAGACATACTCATAAATATACACTATTTTGTATCCACTACCAAAGCAAAGTCTAAAATTTTTAATTTACCTATACCACTAATATTGGTATTTCCTACACCAGTACACACAAACTCAATTGATATACTTTTTGATCTATGTGGTATTGGAAGATCAATTGGTCTTGTATTATCTCCACTAATTCCAGTAGTAGTTCCAAATCCATCTGATTCAGGTCTGACTGTTGTCGTTTGTAATAAATTTGTCTCACTATCATAAATTTTAACATTAAAGTCTGCGGTTCCTACAGCACGGATAATCAGACGTTTATAATGTTTAAAAGTATCTGGTGATCCTTGTGATAAGAGTGGGGTTCTTACATGCATATGTGAATCAACAGTAGAATCTCTACCAAACCCATAACCTCTTGCACCTCCTACTAACAATGAATTAGTATCAAAACCATTATCTTCTCTTGCATAAAAAGAAGCACAAATTATATTAGTATCTTTAACAGTTAGTGATGGACCTCCAGTATGTTTAGCAAAGGATTTATGACCCGAACGACCTGCTTCAGGATCATAAGTAAATATATATTGTGTACTGGTTAAAGTGCCTCCGCCAGTTAGAAAAGGAAAAAATACTCTATACTGTCCAATCTCACCATCCCATACAGCTTGAGGCTCACTAAAAGGAGAACTAGTATTGAAACCTTCAACACTAGCTCTAAATTGATCTTCTATCTCTCTTGTGAATGTCATGGTCTCAAGTGTCAAACCTGAAGCTGCACGTTTTAAACTGTGTATACCAAAACGGCTACAAAAGAATACATCCGTTCCAACATTAATTGCGGTGTTCCTTCCAAATAAACCAATAGGTACTCTAAAGTCTCTAGCTATTTCCCATAGATTTATATTTGTATCTGCTAAATAAACTAAGGTTTCATTCTGTCCAAAAACAACTAATTTATCACCTTCTAATACAGCAAGACCTTTTATAACATCTTTTGATGTAAACTGATTTTTAACATCAATAATTGCACCGTCTGTTGCATTAGGTGTAGTACCACTAGAAGTATTAGTTCTCCAATTAAGAAAACTATCCTGTTCACTTATATGTATTTCTGTCTCTCTTCCTGGAATACCTGCTACTACTAATCTATTTAATATATTTACAGCATGTCCACCTTTTGGGTATGAGGCTAAACTAGATAAATTTGTTGTGCCAAAACTACTAACAATTGTAAATGCAGTTCCATCGTAAAGATAAGGCTCATGACCTGCCATAAAAGCAAATTGTTTTTGATCAAAGTTAACTAAAGATATAGGTGTTATTGGAACACCACCTGCTGAAGCAAAAGCGGATGATACACCTGTTCCTGCTTTATTAGTAATATTAACTACCTCTGGTGATGTTTGATAAGTATACCTAACATAATCATCAGGTCCATAATGTTTTATATTATAATGTGTGTCCGTGTTATCCTGTGATGTAACATTAGTTGCATAGTCCGTAAAAGATTGATGTGAAAAACCAGGACCTTTAATAATCTGTCCTCTAAAATCTATATAAGCACCATCCAACTCCGCTAAAAATCTTTCAGACATATTTGAAGGACTAGTAACAGTATCTAGTCCAAGGAATCTATTATATGAAAAGAGCTTTCGAGCCATTAGGTATACTCATTAATTTCAACTGTAAGTGCTCCCTGAATATTTGTTAGTGAACCAATCCAATTGTTAAGAGTGTTCGTATAGATACCACTCCGTAAACTAATCAAACCTGTATTATTTGTGTCAGTATCATCTATGGTGTAGTAACTTTTAAGACCTTCTATTAAAACTTCATCATCGACTGCTCTAATGTCAGTTATCGCAGTATATCTTTTAATTCTTACTTTATATGGATTGGTAACAGCAACATTTGTAACAGTAGTATCTGCTGAATCTCCTATATTGTAAGTACCTGCTACGGTGCTTCCGCTCACGGTTTTTGCTCCAAGTATAAAACTATATAAATCAGATCCACCAAAACCTGCTCCTGCTATTTTAACAGGTGTGTAAGTATTAAAAGTAACCGTGCCAGATGATATAACTAGTTCATTACTACCACTAGTTATAGAACCAGTTTGATCATCATATGTATTATCAAGAACATCTAAAAAAGAGGGATGTCTGTTTATGTCTGCAACAACTCGATTAGCATAATTTAAAAATCTTTCGCTTTCTAAATTTTTTAAAACAGTTGGACTAGCTTCACCCATTTCCCTTAATGCATCATCAATTAGTTCTGATAATGTAGAGAATTGACCTGTGCCAGATCCACCTGAATTATAACTAACCATTACTTACCTCTAGTTCTACAATCTTTCCATGTCTGAAAAAGACATGCTTTCTTAAAGAATCTGCTTCTTTTTTACCTACAGCAGCCTTACCATCTTCAAATTGTATCTTATAAGGACCTGCATCAACAATAACACTTGTTCTAGCAGGAAAAGAAAATATACTTAATTCTTTATTCTTTTTTACCTTAGAGGAAAGATCCTGCATACGAGGGTTATCTTTAATAGCTTCAACTTTGCCGTTTACAACAATAGCATCATCATCACAAAAAATATGAGACTTCTTATACAAGTGATGTTTTTTTACTTGTTCGGCTAATTTTAAATCAACCTCTAATTCTCCTCCATGAAACGGGTATACTTTTCCATCTATGGATATTTCCATGTTAGGTCTTTTAGCAAAAAATTTAATTGTTTTTTTAGATGTCAATCTTATCTCCTTTAAGTTTAAAGAGAACCACCATAAAAGATGGTTCTCTTATACATAGACAATTCTATGTTAATGTCTGCCAAGAAGTGATGACCGCATGTGTCTTTTCTTGAAGAATTTCTAAACCTGCTTCTGTTAGATATTCATCTGTGACACCGTCAACACCGTTACCCTGACGATCTTTTAATAGTTGAGTATCATCAACGTATCTGTATCTTAAATCCTTAGTATCTAAGATAATTGCATCAAACTGAGCACCTGGGATCTGTCTGAACATTGGGTGTGTTTTAACTTGTAAAGTACCTGCAAAAGTATTGTAGGTAGTAAAGTTAACACCGTATGAATCACCAGTTCCAGTGCTGTTAATTTGATATCTTGACTTAGCTAGTGTCTGTAAGTGCTCTGCAACTTTCCATCCACATAACATTAACTTTTCAGATGAACCAAAAGCAAATGCTTTTTCTGCTAAGAAAGTATCAAATTCAGCTTCTGTTAAACGGTTAGTGTTAGTATTAGCTGAAGCATCTTCTACGTTAGTAGTAATAGAGTTGAAGATACCGTCAGTATATCTTTCTGGCATACCTGCGGAACCTGCTACGATGTCCTTTTTACCGAACAACATTGCTCTTTCCATTCCGACCATGTGCTCTTTTAAAGCATCACGAGACTTCTCTAAATACTGATCTCCAGTTCTGAAGTTAGTATGCATAGCAGTTCTTGTGATTGAGTATGGTGTTCTGAAAATTTGGCAAAAGTTCTCGGTGCTTGATGCATCGTAACTTACTGCTGTTGGTGTGTCACCACCTTCAGCATTACCATTTCCAACCATAAACCATGTATCGTTAGCATTGATAGCTACACCTGTTCCACCGTTACCAATACCTCTTGTCACTGTAAAAGTTGTAGAAGTTGGTGTGGCAGTAATCTTAGCAACTTCACCAGTTCTGAAGTTTCTAATTAACATACCGATACGAAAAAATGCAGCATCTGCGGCAGCAGTTGCGGTTAAAGTTGTAGCTGAAGTACCTGATACTGCACCTGAGTGAGTAAAGGTAAAGCTAGGTAGATCCTTCCTAAAATTATGGAATTCTGGATCATCTGTTGCTTCCGATGGAAGCATTGAGAGAATAGCCGTCAGCGGAGCCGAACCATTCGGCTCTAACATTAGGTACTTCTCTCTATAGTTTTCAGGGCGATGATCGGCTGCAAATGAGCCTGTGCCCCTCATACCAAGAGTAGTCATAATAATCACCTCATTAGGTTAGAGTTAAATATAGTTCGTCTGTTCGACTGCTCCTCTGGTTTCTGTAAATAAACTTAGTTTCCCGTTTGGTCTTTAGTTTATATACCTCCGTCTGGTAGGCATTCATAATTAGACATATTTAAAATACATCAGACACAGACAGAAATCAACTATATTGTCTATGTCTGATTAATTTTTTATAATAGATCTAACATTTGTGAACTGAAATCTTTTTGAGGAGCTTTACCCGTAGGTACATCTGACCCTCTTGAAGCTACAGTTTCACCACCTGCACGAGATATATTTTTCTCTACATTCATTTTCATAGCAGTCTGTTCAGCCACACTCTTATTACCTGTTGTGATAGCATGATAATCTCTTATGGCTTTATCCATTGCTGCGGGATTATTGCCAATTGCAGCTTTATAATTACCAAAAGTTTTATCTTGCATCTCTACCCAAGATATAAAATCATTAAAGTCAGCTTCTGTGTCAATACCTAACTCTTGAGCAGTTGCTGCTGCTTGTGAATCTACGAGAGTTTGATTTGCTCTAGTCGCACTTAATTGTTGTTGTGCTTTAAAATTATTCACATCTTCCATAAGAGTAGGTAATATAGTTGCAGCTTCTTCAACAGCTTTAGAATACTTAAACATATTCTGCATAGCCATAAATGCATCATCAGTTGGTTGTAACCCATTTTCTTCAAAAAATGATTTTGCTCTAGAGGATGCATCCTCATCAGACATTACATTTTTGGCAAGAACTCTTGGATCATTTGTCAACTCCTTTGGAGTATCTTTTGTTTCCACTGCTTTAGCATCCTTAGATTGATTCATAGCATTTAACATACTCTGCCCAATCATATTAGCTAGTTGATTTGGATCTGTTACACCTGTCTGTTCACTTATTCTTCGTGATAGCTCCATCAAAGGACCATACTTACTTTCAACAGATTTAAACTGTTGAAGCATAGTTATAGCTTTCTCTTCTGGAATAGCCTCTTCTTCTCCACGATATTTAATTGTAATAGTCCTAGATATAGGATCTGCTTCAGCGGTTGGTATATCTTGAGCATTTGCATCACCAACTTCTGCATCACCTCGTGGATCAGGGTCATTAGTTACCTCAAAGTCAAAGTCTGCGGGCATCCTATCATTTGTTTTTAATCTTGATGCCGCATCAAAACCCGATTTATCTGGATTAGCTTCTGCATCTGTAGGTGGCACAGGTGCATTCTCAGGTGGGTTTACAGCTTGATTTGGATCTGTTATTGCCCCAGATCCTGGGTTTTTTTGAGCAGTTACTTCTGCTTCACTCGGATTGATCGCCATTGTTAAGCCTTTCTATTTCCTCTTCCGCTTGAGCATCCCCTACCATTTTAGTAGGTAAATCAAGCACAGTGCGGAATGCCGACATTAAAGCCGCACAAACTCGTAATTGATCTGCATTTGCAGTAGCATTACTTATCAATGCGGTTTCCACCCTATTAAATTCTGTCAGAATTCTTTCTTGATACTGTTGCCAAAAGTAATTGTCTTTTAATTTTTCTAGTCCTTTAGACAGTTCAGTACTTTTTAATTTTTTAGCCACACAGACTCCTCGTGTAAATCATCCGAATTAACTGATGGGTGCTTGATTCGCCATGCCCGACATTTGTTCTGGACCCATTTCTGGGGATTGACCAACTTCCTGTACCGCCTGTGACATAGGCAAGATGTTCCCTGCCTGTAATTGCTGTTGTATTTGTTCATCAGGAACCACCTCACTAGGACTCTTTTTCCAATTTTCCACATCCTCAAAACCAAAACTTTCAATTAATCTTTCTACAAACTTATCCATATCCCAAGATTGTCCCATACCAGTTTCAGCTAAAGTTCTAATAGCTTTCGTGATATTCTCAGAGTTTTCTTCTGGAGAAGTAGGTAATGTACCATCAACTACAACATAATCAAAATCTCCCATGATCTCTGATCTACTATACTTGACATCCCCATCAGGATTATCTGCGGATATCTCTTCAGGTAAACTAACTATACCACCATCTACTTCAAAAAATTGTAAGTTAGCTATCATTTGTCTAACTAGAGGTCTGATAGTAGTAGAAGAAAGTAATCGAGCTTGCATACCTAATCTCTGTTGACCAAGAGAAGTAAGTCTAGCTATTTCTGTAGCTGTTCGCTGTGTCTCAGATTGTATACCTTGAGCAGTGTCACTAGCTGCTGCAAGTCTCTGCATCAATTGTCCTGTTGTATCTAAATCACTAAAATAATTTCGAGTTGCATCAGGGACAGTCAAAGGTAAAATTGCATCTGATGGATTAGCACCTGGAAGAGTTCGGACAAGTCTAGCCGCATTTGGATCTAGTATGTCTCTTATGTTAACTCTATTTGGATCTACTACTAATCTGTTCTGTACAATACTCTGAACATTCTCCACTCTAGTACGAAGTAACCAATCTTGATATCTTTGTAAAGGCATCATCAAATCATACAGAGAAGATGAAAAAGTTTTATGTGCATCATATTGTCCCTCTCCATGAATGAGAGGTATATCTTGATGTGGATATGGAGAGGGATCAAACTGAATAACGACTTTCTCATCTGCAACTACAATACGGTAAAGTCCAAAAGGTGCCGCAATTCCTAAACTCTGTGGGTCCATAAATGCATAAAGAGTGTTAAGAACATGTGCATGTCCTAAACCAAAACTCTTATAACTACTACCGTAAGCACCTTGCAAAGTCTGATCTACACTCTGATCTCTTATAGTATCTTTTAAAAATTGATTGGAACTCCAAGATACATTCGGTCTATGATTTTCTATTCTATCTAAATTTTGATAATGACCTCTTCTATACAAAGCAGTTAAACTTGCCCAAGTTCTATAACCTACAAAGTCTGCCTCATGTCTATTTTGAGCAGTAACTCTTGGGTCAGGGAAGTATGCCCACGGATCAATATTAACTGGAGTATTACCATCTTTTCCATAGAAGTTAGCTACAGGAGCCATGCCATATCTGTTATTGTCTAAAAAAATTTGATAGAGCTTTTGCTCATATCCTACTTTTCTCATGTTGTGATGTAGTCTTCGTTCTAAAAGTCTAGCGGCTCTTCTATCGGATTCCATACTAGTTCTTTCAATCCTAAAAGGTGGTGCTCCACCAAAGATAGCTAAATTGTAAGTACAAATAGTATCAGATATGGATCTACTGTATGGAGTCTTTATCTGATCTATTAACCTATATCTCTTAGAGTTGCGAGTGCCAGTGCTACTAGTGCCACTTGAGGAAGTATTTCGAGAAGCTCTAGCATTATCTACCACCCTACTTGGTACATATATGTCATGGGTAACCTCCGCATCAGACCAATAATCATATCTTTTAGATATACGATCATAACTTAAATCAAAGTGTGAATGAACGAAGTCTACTAATTTCTTTTCCGTTTCTTCATCCAAGTTTTGAGCCGCATTTTCAGAGTTGTCCAAAGCTCTAGCAACTGCATCCAAGCCTCGTTGGATTTCTGCTCTAACCACTTCCATACGATCCCTAACAGATCCCATATCTGGTTTGCCAGACTCTGGATCATCTGCATCAGATAATCTATTATATTCTTGAACCACTTCAATATTGTTAACAATATCTCTCTTAACGTCATCTCTAGCATTTTTTATAGCCTCCATAGGATTTACTTGTGGACCCATAACATCGGGACCCACTACTTCATTCATTCGTTCCCCCGCAGCATTATCTGCAATAGTATCCGTGTTAAAAACTATAGACTCTAAACCTGATTGGTCGCCTCTTTTATCTGCCATGTTAATCCTTATGTTTTCCTACGAGGTGCAAAATGAATACTGTCACTCTTTTCCATCATTTTACATCCTTGTTTCATATTGCCTTGAGTGTTAACTCTAGGTCTTTTAGCTTTTTTGATATTAATCTTTGGCTGCATTATATCCATCCATATCTGTACAATACCCCACATAGAAATAAATTTACACTATATTCGTAAAAAAATCTAGTAAGAGTTTTCTAATTCACCTACACCCCGTACATTATTCAAATCTATGTTAGCTATTGTAGCATTCATCATCAACGGCATAGATGAAGCCGCAAGAAATAAAGCAGTAACGCAATCATCATGAAAACCTCTAGGAGCTTCATATCTTATCCTACCTGTAGAAGTAATACTATAAGAGTAAGCCTCTAGTTCTCTCCACAAGTGAGTAGTGTCGTGACTTGGATCAGCTATTGTTCCTGGCTTTGGTATTCTTAAAACACCTTCTTCTATAAGAAGCATTAAGTTCTGAACCATTTGTGCTTTCTTTTCATTTGTAAATTTAACAGGCTCAATAGATAAACCCTTAGAAGATAAGTTTTCAAATATAGGATCACCTACACCAGTGGCATCCAATATAACTTTTCCTCTATAACGGGAACAAAAGTATTCTATTCTCTGACTAATGATAGACCAATCAAGTTGATTAAATCTATCAAAACCAATCACCGTGTTATTAGAATCTAATGCAACTAAACAAGTAAAGTCTGTATGTTTAGCTAAATCAATACCAACTCTACAACCATCAGCTTGAGGAACTAGAGAACAATTTTCACTTCTTTCAATCATCTGATCTAAACCACGGAAAACAGCACCTCCTGTATCCATAAACTCAGCCATAAATTCTTGCTTGTACATATCAGAGGGAAGTTCATCACGAAGTCTATCTAATTCATCATCACTTATAAAAGGATTAGTCTTAGTAGGAAATCTAAAAGTCTTCCATGAATTCGGAGTTCCATCTTCTAATTCATTATCCAAACCCCTAAGATAAAATTTATGAAAAGCATTTTTACCTTTAGGAGTTCCCATAATCCATGCCCAACCAGTTCTATCTAATAACATCGCAGCAATTGGACCCGACCAGAGTTCATCTAAGTCAGAAATAAAACCTGCCTCATTTATAATAACTCCATCATACTGACCACCACGAAGGTTATCAGGTTGATCAGCAGAAAAAAAAGTAATCCTATCCCCATTAATTAAACGAACTTCCATAGGTGGTGTCTCAATACATTTAGCTACAAGACCTCCACTCTCTGCAAAAGATCTAAATACTCTAAAACTTTCTTTACCCTGTGGATTATAAACAGGATTAAGCCATGCATATAGCTTACTACCTCTGGGACTCGTATGACTTAAACTATGAGCTAAAATTTTTATAGCAGCCATGTGATCCTTGCCCCATCTACGACCACAAACCAAAGTGATAAATCTGTGTGGATCTTCTAATACTAGCTGTTGAGCATGATGTGCTTCAAAAGTTATGTCAGTCATTCTTAGTTGGTCTCTTAAAAGATAAAGTATTTACTCTTTCGGCTCTACCTTGGATAACTCCATCAACGGGAGCAGACAAAGTATCAAAATCAACACTTGGTCCTGTCTGATTAATAGTAATATTAACCTTACCACTATCCATTGGGTTCTGTTTTCCCTGCATACTAACAGGAGCTTGGTTAGGTAAACCCTTTTGTAAAACCATTTTAAATAATTGTAGTTGCCCATCAGTTAATGCACGGTCTTCGGGCACCATTAACTGGACTGTACCATTACTACCATAAACTCTTTCGGGTTGAGCGGTCATAAATCCTACTAGTTTATCAGCCATATCGGGTAAACACTGATAGATACGGTCTATAAACTGTCTTTGATTCCCTAGAAAAGAAGGATGTTGCAACATCATATCTTCTTTTTCTACTTTTGTTAAATGATTCTCTAATTCAACAGCATTTTTTAGCTGTTTTGGTACTTTAGTAATTCTTCTTGCCACTTTAAATGTCTCCAAACACCCTCTAAACAGGTATTATAATAAAAAAAAATAAAAAATTTGTAAAGTTAATACTCAAAAACTAAGGGACTAGGTTCCCCCCGCACACGCATCGGCGATGGAACCAACTCGGGGGTCGGTTTTTTTGTGTGCCAATGTGTCAATCTGCACATTTGTAAATTTTGGCGAGGGCATAGTCAAATAGGTCTAACAGACCGTCAAACAAAGTTGGATATTCTACAGCTATCAACAGTTACAGCGTGATATTTTTTTAGCTGTGACACTTTTTGTGACATTTTGCCATGTCTGTCTATGTCTGAGTGTCTGAATGTCTGACATTTTTACAATATTTTTAGATTTTTTCGTATTTCAGGATCTAAACCTGAATTTTTTTAATGCTCAGACTGTAGCCATAACATTAGGGATTGCCTTAGATTTTAGGCAAGATTGTAAATAAATGTTAAATTATTGCACAAAACACCAATATATTCTCTTGACAATATTTGATTTTGAAATTAATCTCCAAGGGAGATTGACAGACAGAGGAGAAATAAAGGTTTTTAAGGACTGACCGCCCGCCCCGCAGATTGAAGTGACCGCTTTGATAATGCAGTAATTAAAAAAGTTTACTGAATTTATGTGCGAACTAAAAAATCTGACTACTAGAATGGGTAAATATCTAGCCATAACGATTAAAAAGCCTGTAAGACCGATTTGGTGCAAAACACGATCCACTCTCAAGGTACAGGATTGTTTTTAATCACTCTGAGCAAAAAATTTTATTAGGGGGCAGTTTTGATTGCCCCTTAAAAATTACTGATCATCGAATGTGTTATTCGATCTGATGATTGCGAAAGCATGAAATCAGTAACTTAAATAACGAAAGGCAATTATATGCTTAAAAAAACTGAAATTTATAAAATGTTCAATTCTCGAATTGTTACAGGATCTTTTACCAAAAAGGATCAAAGCAAAAGAGAGTTTTGGGGAATTCTAAAGAATGAGACAAGAGATAATGAAGACCTCATTACTGTCTATGATTTTAGAATAAACAACTACCGTAGGTTTAGATTGAACACAGGTTCAATTACTCTAAAGAGCGGTAATAAATTTTTTAAATACAACTAAAAGGGAGTGTAAATTATGCGAGATATAAAATTTACAAGTGAGCAGAGACAAATGCTCAAAGCTGAGATATTGGCTGAGTTAAATATTCAGCCAAATAAGAGACCGTCAAAAGGTGTAAACATGTTGATTAAATCTGAATTAATTCAACTAGCAATAGACCTTGGAATTGACATTAATAAGTTTGGATCTGCAATGGCAACAAAAACAGTACAACCTGTAAAACCTACAGTAGTAACTGCTCCTGTTGGACAGGTTCAAAATACTGTTTCAGATATTGACAAACAACTAAACAATATCATGGGATTACCTTTAAAAGATCTAAGAGATAAAATTACTGATCTTTTAGAATTCAAAGCTAATCCACCTGTTAAAGAGAAGATTGTTAAAGTTTCTGAGGGATCAAATACACAATCAGCTAATGTTGATGTTCCTAAAACAGAAATCAGACAGGTTAATAAAATTAGATCTGAAACAGGATCAAAGCTATTTGGTTTTAGATCTATGTCTGATAAAACTTTTGATATTTACGATGATGATAGATCTCCAAAAGTTGATCCTCATTATACACCTCAAAAGAATGTCTTAGAGATGTTTTTAAGTTGTGTCTGTCCACCTAGTGGAAGAATGGCTGAACATGTTTGGCTTTATGGAAAAGCTGGGACAGGTAAAACTTCATTACCTCGATGGTTTTCAGCTAAAACAGGTAGGCAGTTCATCGCTATTACAGGTAATGATGATATGACTACTGATCAATTTTTTGGATCTTTTGGTGCAGTAAATGGATCAACATATTGGAATGATGGATTGCTTTTAAAAGCTATTCAGCAACCTTATACGGTTTTACTGATCGATGAAATTTCTAGAATAAGACAGGACATTTTATCATCCTTAAATGGTGTTCTTCAAGACCGTGAATATATAATCCCTGAGACAGGTAAAAGAATACCTTTTGCAGAGGGAGTTGTAGTTGTAGCCTGTGACAATACAAATGGACAGGGCGATATAACAGGTCAATTCAGCGGAGCAAAACCTATGGACAGTTCATTACTGAATAGGTTTTCAATTTTTGCTGAAGTGAACTATCCTAAACCATCTGTCGAAAGTAAAATTTTACAGGAAAAGACAGGGACAGGATCTAGACTATGTGACAAAATTGTTGAGTTTGTTAACCTATGTAGGGATGCCCAAGATCGAGGGGATGCCCCAACTCTTGCACCTAGTTTTAGAAATACAACTGCATGGATACACAGGTTAGTCGATGGGATTGATCCTAAAATTTCCCTTATGGCATGTCTTGGAAATTCACTAGACATATCAGACAGGGAGTATTTATCTCAATTGTTCAACACTCATATTGATCCTAAAACTTTCAAAATTTTAGTTGAAGATGGAGAATTACCTACTGAGGAAGATCAGCCTGTAGATAATCCTGTTCCATCAGATACTGAAGAAAGTAATTCTGAGGAAAGCAATGATGATGCAATGCCTTACTAAATTTCTAACTGCTCCAATAGTTTTTATTGGGGCAGTTTTCTGCCATCTGAAGAGATCCTTTAGCAAGATCGAAACATATTTTATATGTCATGGTAGCTTAATCAAAAGATATCATATAACAAAAGGAGTTGTAACATGCATAATGTTATTGCACAGGAATTAGTTTCAGCAGTTGAAAAGAATACTCAATCAGCTTTGAAATATATTCCTAATCTCAAAGTAAAGAGATTAAAGATCAATTGGAGTGGTTATACTGCATCTACTAGATGGCAATATAATCATGAAAATGAATTAATATCAGAGATAAATTTTCCACCTATCAAAGCTAATGCTAAGATAACCAATTATCTAACTGAGGTTTATACAGGTTTTGCCTTGCATGAAATAGGTCACAATATTTGTACAGACAAAGATACTTGGGATGATGCAATTAAGCTAGAATGGAAAGGTCATAAAGGTATTGTTAAGATGCTTAATGCTCTTGAAGATCCTAGACAAGAAAAAGATCTTTTATCTAGATGCCATTTTGATGGTGCTAAAAATGTCCTCGAAAAGTTAACCTCTTGGGCAGTTGATGAGAGTGTAAAGAATGGATTTAAAGCTAATGATCCTAGAAATTTTTTATTCACTCTAAATACTTTAGCTTATATCGATTGGTGCGGTTATAAAGTGCCATCAGTAGGATCAAGTGAAGATTTACTTGTAGCTAGTGGTAAACTTAGAAACGATCTAGAACAGGCTTTAATCAAGTTAAAGACCTGTAAGAATACTAGAGATGTTTTGAATTTGTGTATTGAGTTGAGTAGTAAATATTCTAGTCCTCAACAACCACAATTCGATACCAACGGTAATGGATCTACAGAAAGTTCAGAGGATAAAGATTATGAAAATCAATCTACATCGAGCAACTCTGAAAATTCAAATGAGTTTGAAGATAAAGATAAATCAGACATGTCTGATGGATCTGATGATGCTAATGGATCTGATGATGCTAATGGATCTGATGATGCTGATGGATCTGATGATACTGATGGATCTGATGATGCTGATGGATCTGATGCTGATGGATCTGATGCTGATGGATCTGATGATGCTGATGCTGATGCTGATGGATCTGATGATGCTAGTGGAACATCTAACAGTACTGTCGAGATGGACAGGGATGGATCAAATGCATCTGAGGAACAAGGATCAATTGCTATAGATCTAACTGATCAAGATTTCAAAAATAAAGAGGACTTTATAGCTGATGAAAATCAGAAAGATAAAGGCAAAAGAACAGACAAAGGAGATCGTAAAAATCTACAGGCTAAAAATTATTCTGTTGATAATATGATTAGTCCTAATGATCCACATCTTAAAAGTTCTATTGATAAGAAATCTAAAAAGGTAGGCAGAGAGTTAGCTAAAATTAATGTTTCAGATTGCTCTCAAACTTTATCTAGAATTCTTAGAAATCCCGATCGTTACGGTACTAAAAGAAATCGAGATCGTGGCAAACTTGATGCTAGAAAGTTAGGTAAATTATGTACTAATACACCTAACATATTTCATCAGCCTTGGAGACAGACAGGAACAAGAACAGTTGTTTCTTTTTTGATTGATACTTCCTCATCTATGAGGGACTACAACAATGATAAACAAAGTGTCAATCTCGCTTTAATCCTTGGTAACGCTTTACACAAAGTACAAGTAAAATATTCAGTTGGTTGTTTTCCTTATGCTCAATATTACAACAATCAAAACTTGTCACAAAGTGGAGAGAGTTATTCATCTCATGATTTATATCTACTCAAAGATCATGATCAAAATTGGATGAAAGCTAAAGATCATGTTGCATATCAATATGGCAATAGTAGTGGGGGAACACCTACACATTCAGCCATGATTGCAGAGGGCGAAAGGTTAGCCAAAAGATCTGAAGATCGTAAGGTTATGATTATCATTACTGATGGACTACCTAACTCAATAGAAAAATGTCAACAAGCTAGAGACATTGTTTCTAAATGGGGCATCGAGGTCATAGGTATGATCTTATGTCCATACAAGTTGTATCCTAGAGAGATGTTGAATGACAACCAAATTGCAGAATTTGATGCCTTTATAAAAGGTTTTGATGGATGCTTTGATCACTTCATTATCGAGGGATCAGCTAAAAAGATGATCACTCATGGTCTCAAGGAACTTAACAAGATCCTCATCTAATATCTCGCAAGTGGGGGCAGTTTCGATTGCCCCTACTAAGCCACTTGAGAAGACCTTTGGCATGGTCGAAACATATTTTATATGTCGTGGTAGCCTAAAAGTATCACATAAATATCTATTAGAAAAAGGAGTTGGAAAAATGGATGTTGATAAAAATGCAGATCTGAATATGTATCGTGTCACTAGTGGCAGATTACAAAAGATCAAAAAAGATGAAGACGTTTTTGCAGTTTGGAGAGGTAAAACTGCATTTAAAGATGATGTAGTTAAATGCTATCCTATCAAATATAATGATAGAGTTCAGCAAATGGAACTAAAAGATCTTGCACCGTTATGGATTGATTATAAGAACTTAAATCTTGTAAGAAGTTTAAGCAATTCTGAGATCAAAATGCTAGATGATAATCAACTACTAAAAAGATCATCTTCAGAAAATATCTATGTTTATGGTAAATATATAAAAGAAACTGAGAAAGCATTCTTTATAAAATTTGCTAATGAAATTGATATTTGGATCGCTAAATCTTTAATTAAAAAAATATTTAATCTACAAGATCGTGAAGATATTTGTTTTAAATTACCTATGTGGATTGTCAAAGAAAAACTAGGACAGGATGTAACTGATAAGTTCTACAAAGCTCAAGAAGTTATTGGTAAACACATACATTCAGTTAATATCTTATCTAATGACCTTGGAGGTGCTGATGCCTAAGTTAAAAATATTTTTAATGATTATGTGCATGATCTATTTGTTCTTTGGCTTTGCAATCTTGGAAGTAGTAGAGACTAATATAGCTTTATCTACTCCCATAGATTGGCTTATGTGGGCGATCGCATCCATCTTTATATTAGTAGGATGCTTTGTGCCTGTAGCTATTATTGATAGTGAAATATCTTTTAAGAGGTGGAGAGATGAACACAGAAAATAAAATACCATCTGTCCCCAATGATCTTTTAAGAAAAAGATTTTCTAAAAAATCTACTGTCGCAGGTTACACAAAAAGTTTTCCACTTGAAGACATCAGACAGACACAGACAACGATTACGTCTGAGCAACTTCGTGTCTGTCTGTTAGCTTTGGATATGTCTACAAAAGAATTAGGGGCATTGTTCAAAGTTAATAATCAAGTTGTAAGAAATTGGATCAATGGCAGAACAGTTATACCAAAAGGTATTTCAGATTATCTGAGACTAAAAGTGTCAATGAGGATCAGAGCCTTATCTATCTCGACAGGTACTCCTGTGAGTTTAGAAGAGGATCTACCATCTAGAATTCCAAGTGTTCGCAGTTTATCTGCGATCGATACAATTCTACAAAACCTAAAAGCATACTTAACTTATGAAAGGAAAGACAATGAGTAAGCAAAATTATTCAGATCTAGAAAATAATGTGGTTCAATCTCTTGATCCACAATTTCCACATTTAAAACTAACTTATACTATGTGGGATAAAAATAATATTGATGGTGGAGTATTTGAGAGGTTTGCATCTTTGTATGGTGTAAACTTTAAAGATATGGACAAAGGCGATAAGCAGACTTTGTCAGCCATCTTTAGATTTAATGGGACAGATGTTCCAACTAAGATTAATTTTTATAGGACTAAGGCTAGAGGAGATAAAAGATTTAGTATCCAATCTATAAAGCAGAAAGCTAATGTAGGCGATATTATTGCATTAACTTACGAGCATGATCCTAAGACTAATAAAAATATAATTATATTAAACTTAACTGCACAGGCAGAGAAAAGGGAAAAGATAAATGGAAGAAATTCTTCAAGTTGCTTATGATCTCAAGCATCAGCTAGATAATAGCACAGATAAAGCAGACACATTTGTTGACGGTGTGGAGACACACCTGTCTGCTTATGAACGTATCGAAATGATCGTTCACCATCTTGAGAAAAATAATAAATCGTAAAAGTCGAAACATCCAAGTTCGCTTGGGTGTATGCATCCTGTGATGGGGATGTACTGACGAGACAGTTTCTCGATTTATAAAAAGGAGATAGAAAATGCAAACTAAAAATCTTAGTGATGCAACTCAACAAGCTATCGAAAGACAAATTATCTTAGAAAAAATGCGAGGTAATAAAACTTTTAAAAACGTATGGCTTGGTAATGGTTGGCTTTCAAAAGATAAGGATGGCAAGATTACATTTACTGCAACTAAAAATTTGCCATACTGATCAACAAACCAAAGGGGGCAGTAATGTCCCCTTATCAACATTAATAAAAAGGATTGTATATGACTAAATTAAAAATGGAAATGTACTACAATGCTAATCCACAATTCAAAGTTGATATAAGATCCTATATACAAAATATTATAGATGAACGAAAAGATATTAAAAGTATATGGGAATTCTTTGAATATGATGGAAAGTATTTTGATGTAAATATTTTCAAAGACAAAGATCTAATTAAGGCTTATGTCTATTGGACTTCATTTAAATTTTACAACAAGGCAGATCTTTATGTGACACAAAAAAACGATGTCATGCCCCTTGGATACTTCCAAGTAAAAGACAAAGGAGAAGACGATGTTGCTTAAAGAAAAACCAAAAGAGAAGTCTTGGTCTACATCAAAACTATTTCATGTTTACTTTGGGGAAAGTAGATTTCCTGTGAGTGGATTGAGATATTGTTTTGCAGTAGTAGGACATAAGTGGGTAAGAGTTTTTATTCCTTACCGTAATATAAAATTTAAAATCAACAGATCCACTTGGGAAAAGATGGATGTTAAAACTATAAGGGAGAAAATATAATGAGTAGTTTTCAAATAAAAAATATAGAAACCACATTAGATTGGCTTAAAACTTGTCCAAGTGAGTATGCCATTTCATCAATGACAGGTGGATTTATACATATAAAAATATTTGTTCCTATGGACAAAGAAATAGAAATAAAAAAGGAGATGAATAATGAGTAGATTTCATGGAGATGCCATAGACGAGGCATGTGAAGAAAATTTAGGTCACACTAATTGGGCATATGCAACACTATCAGACCTTGAAAGAATTGTAGCTAGAGAAAAAGCTAGAATTAAAGAGGGTAAAAAACCAACTAGTGAGGGCATTGGCTTTGGCGATGACATCGAATGTTTAGTTATTTTTTATAATGAACCTTTAGAGGAGGATGAAGATGAGTAAGTATACAAAAGCAGAAGAGAAAATTGTAGCTGACTTTGAAAAATTAATTAAGAAAAAAGGATGGCAACCTATGGACACTAAGGGAGTTGGTGGTGCTTGGTTTGGTGGTAAAACACATTCCACACTTGCCGAATTTGTACCTAGTGAAGTGTTTGATAAAGCCAACCTTGAAGATATAGATTTCTTAGTACTTGGATGGAGAGTGTAATGATAGAAAAAAATTTACAAGACTTCAAAGATGGAACTTATGATGCTTTATTGTATGGCATCAGAAGTGAAACTAATAAATCTCATTATTACAAACAAGGCTATGACTTTGGTTTAGTCTTGTTTGCAGATCAGATAGATCAAGAAAAAGAAAGAGGTGTATAATGACCACCAATGCAGACTATGTTTATAAAAGAAAAAACGGTGGGACTACTCTTTGCTATGGCACTATAAAAGAAGATAGTAATTTTGTTATCGCATGTGATAATGAAAATCTAGATGGTGTTTGGGCAGATAGAGATCCCGAAAAGCAAAGATCTTGGAAAGATGTATGTGAACATCTAGAAGAGATTTATGACGAAAACATCGAGCAATTAGAAACTTGCTGAAAAAACAAGCCGATTTAAGAGCCATACAGGTGGGTAAACGATACTCGCCTGTATGATTGTACCCCCCTAATTCTGTGGATATCCCCTCATTTCAATAGTAAATCCACATTCCAAACATTCCACCGCAGTACATTCAAAATCAAGAGTATCAAAATTTGGAGATTGATCTACTATAGCTTGACCTATATCGGGATCTAAATGAATACTCCAACTAACAGAATTACATTCACTACAGGCTAAATGATATTTCTTTTTTCTATTAAATCTTGCCTTAATAACTTTCCCCATCAAAACACTCCATCAATAACACATTGTAATATACTAATAGCATCAGCCTCATCCTCTGTCTGAGGATCTAGATCGGGATACTTGTCTATAATTGCTTGTCTTACTACATCTTTAGAAGCCATGCCGTTACCTGTTAAATGTTTTTTAATTGTTGAGACACCGATAGATCTATAGGGTATAGACATTTCTTCACAGACAGACATCAACACACCTCTAAGTTCTCCATAGATTTGTCCCGCATAAGTACCACTATGTCTCTGAACTAATTCAAATCCTAGCTCTTCGACAGGTTCAATTTCATTAAATAATTCCAGGAGATGTCTACGTAGCATTAGAGGTCTCATCCCACCCCCACTTATTCTAGCTTTAGATGTATCAAATTGTATATGTCTAATGATAGAATCTTTTTTCCAAGCCACTCCGCAAAGTGTTCCTATGTCTACTCCAACTAATGTCCCCATGTGTGTCTACCATTCCAAGTTTTGACTCCAAATTTTTCTGGCAGCCAGAACCTGCACGAAAAAATTAAAATAATCAGTAGACATAAACATAGTCTGTTCTGATGTCTGTGTCTACTAATTTCAATCTGACCTCCTTCTAGTCCGAATTTGGAAATCCATGACAGTAATGACAGTAAAGTACAGTAAAACTGCACATAACTACTAATAATTATATTTATATATTACAAACTGTTTATATATTTACTGTACTTTACTGTCATTACTGTCAGTAAAACCAAAATTATCCCGTTAAAACAAACACTTATATCCCACGTTTTTACTGACAGTAAAACAAATTAATGACAGTAAATTAACTTTTACTGTCATTAATCTACCATTCCAAGTGAAAAAACCTCAACCAAGGCACACCAAAGTCTGATTTACTGACAGTAAAATTCCAAATCCATGACAGTAAACCCATTAATTTGTGACGACTTCGTAGCCAAGTAGATATTCACATTTTTTTCTGAGTGTCTGAAGACCCCTAGGTTTCTTTTTTTCGTTCACCATGTAGTAATCAATCAGATATACCACGAGTTTCAGTTGACTTTCGTTCAGTTTAATCTTTTTTAATTCATCTAAAGTTATAAGGATAGACTGTGACATATTATTTCTTCTGACATTTTTCTTTTATGTTGACTGTACCATCTAACGTGGGATCACATCGAATAAATATAGGTGTCTTTTCTCCAACCCAAGCACCGCAGACATTGTAATCCATAAACTCAACTGCTTCTTCCCATTCCATGTTGTCTTGTTTCATAAGGATCTCTACACATTTATCATAATCATAGCATACGATATCTTCTAGATTGATCCTCGAACCTATACCGATGATTGCTTCATCGAATCCATTTGCTATTAAATATTCGGGATCAGACATTTTCTTGTAACCATTTGTCTATGGCATCCCTGATAATACTAGCGGCAGATATATGGGTCTTGCCCTTTTTACGTTCCTGATGGGCGATGTATTGTAGCTTTTCTAGTTGTGTCTTTTTTAATAGTGCATTGTATATTGCAGTTGGTTCTCCAATAGTATTCGGTCTCGGCATCTACTTAACTCCTGTATTTATGTTTGCTTCTTTGAGTTTTCTCTGGTCAGGTTTGTAGAAGGTATCATCGAGACCCCAACCCGCAGACAACCATGCCTTTCCCTTGTCTGAGAAATGTAATCCAAACCTTGCTCGGACTGTTCCCTGATCGACTCGACCAACTGTTGAGTTTGGGAAAGCCTCGGAGATACGTCTAGACAACCATACTGCTGAAACTTTTGAGTTCTTTGCCTGATCCTTTCCAAATTGTTTCAAGAGATAACCACGATAAGCTGACACAATATCGCCATTTTTTATTGCACATAAATTATTAGCTGAAGTAATTGCTTCATCGAGAAACCCACGGAGGGGATCTTGTTCTAGTTTTATTTCTTCTTGTTTAGACATTAGACACGATGGTATTTGAAACTGTCCACGTTTTCTTATGTCTGCAAGTCGAGAGATTATTTTTTCTAGAATCGCAGGAAGCTCCATCTCAAGCTCGTCTTTTAACTTTTGATTCTCGTCTGATGCTCCGATCACAGTATCCATTGGGACAAAGATCATCCTGTCATAGACTGCATCAGACGTATCATCAATCTTAGGTAGTGAGTTTCCCGCAAGACCGACTGTTAAATTAAGTCTGCCCTCAAAGGGTTTTTCAAATTTAACTTTTATGGAAAGCGGTTCGTTTGTAATGACACGTTTAATAACACTATCATTCATGACTGTTCCTATCTTAATCTCATCAGAAAGCCATACCGCTTTGTTCATTAGAGCCTCCGCACCGAACCCACTTAATTCTTGTAAGTCTATGGCGGTTGCTAATTTTTCTCCGAAAATTTGACGGGGAACATCCAGTATTGTAGACTTCCCAGTTCTTCTTTCTCCATACAAGAACAGACATTTAGACAAGGCTCTAGGTCTGTTGTGTCTATAGAGGGTAGTTCCCATCCATTCTTCTATCAACTGGATAACTTCAGATCTCTCTACTGGATCAGCGAAATGCGTGAACAATTTTTGCATTGTGTCATCCCATACAGGACAAGCATTACCACTAACCCAATCTATATTTAATAAGTTCTCTTCTCTAAGATACCATTCTTTCTTGACTGTCACAGTCTGACCTTTATCCAAGTCGTAAGCTATCAAGTTCTTACATATAATAATATTCCTGACGTTACCCCAAGGCACATCGGCAATGTGAACTCTCATCATCAAGCCTTCCAGAACTTCGGACCTGAATTGTTTGGTAGGCACAATGTTAATTGCAGACCTAAACCAATCGTCTATGTCTGTCTTTATGTCTACAATGTCAGCGACTTTCCAGATTCCTTCTTTGGCTGCGTATCGAAAAAACATATCGTTGTTGTGTAAAATATCAGACCCATTCTGTCTGAACCTAATTAATAAAGCATCTATACAATGTCCGAGAATGTCTCGAATGTTAGGTCGAGTTCCACGAGCTTGGGCATTCTGAACCTGTTGTAGAATATGAGTCGTTGGGTCTGCGGGATTCGGTGCTAGTGTTGTCATTGTTGATGTTTCTCCCATGCCCAATTAATAATGTTTCTACATTCAAACTCATTCAAGGTGCATCCATACTCTACGAGAGTTTTAAATTGTACTTCAGGATTGATTGATTGTCTTGTCCAATAACCCGCCAACTTTGTGACACAATTGTGTCTGCCTCCAAACTCATTGTCTGCTCCTTTGACGGATAGGTTATCGATAATCCTCTGCCAATCCGATGCAGACTTTGAAACCCCCATGCCCTCTGCAATATCTTCGAGCAACCTTTCGTATGGATCTATATGTTTCTCTATAAAGAATTCAAAGTCTATCAAATTGTAGTCTCTCAACTGATCACATTGTAATGCAGTAACTTTTTCTGTCTGTATAGGTGGATCATATTTAAAATTAATAGTCCCTGGAAGTCTAAGTGTTGAAGCTGAATGTGTTGGAGAAGGATCTGCACCTAATATATCAGCAAGTTTTTTCATAATCTTTTCACATTTAGCTATGCCCATCTGATCTTCTATAGGTTTTGCAAGTCTCCAATATAAATGAATACCTTTTCCTGATTTAATACAAAAGGTAGGTCGTAAATTTTTATGATCAATTAATTTTTTAGGCACTATTCCTGTATCAATATCAATCCATAGATGATTAATCGCCACAACGTCTGCCTTGGTGCAAGTTTTACTATTGCCATCCATACTTGCCTGTCTTAAATGTACACCCTTTTTCTTGCCTTCCATTTTAAAGATCCATTCTAATAGCTGAGTGAGACTGTCGGATCTAAACATCTCTCTCCCTTTATCTTGAGTTTCAAAACTTAATATTCCAGATGATTTATTTTTGTAAATAACTTTTAAGAATTCTATTACAAGTTCATTGTTCATGATGTTCCTCTCTTAGACGTATGTCTATTTTATATTATTGTCTGTCATCTGACCAATAATATTTTTACATATTGTTGTCAACTATGCCATAGTAAAAAATTTTTCTTTATGAGAGAAATATTAGTGAGTGTCTCTCCTCCTCCCTTGGCACTCCTGTCAGTCTTAGAGTTCCCTAGCATATAATGTGCTAGGGAATTTTATTTTTATAGAGTGTTGACATATACTCTGGTATAATATTATATAGAAAATAGACAGACTAAAAATTTACAAACGAACAAGGGAGCAAACATGCAAACTGTACAACTATCTTTAGAACCAAACATGCGACTGCATCTATTTGGTTCATCCGATCCTAAGATCACTTCATTATTTACTAAAATTCCATATTGCAAATTCCTGCTGCAAGAAAAAAAGTGGGTTGTAAAAATGGAACGTATGACCAATGAACAATGTCTGAGTGTCTATACTCATATAACAAATATCTTTCATAAAGACCTGATCAAGAAAGGTTGTAAAATGAATGTCAATCAGACAATGCTTGATCATATGGCTAAGTGTTCCATGTATTATAAGCAACGTAGCCAAGAACTTAAGAAAAGAGTTACGAATGATTGGTCAGAAAGCCTTGATAAGTTTGGTGTAAAACCGTATGACCATCAGATAGATGCGGTTTGTCATTGGATAGAAAATAATGGGAGATCTATACTCGGTCACGAGATGGGTACAGGTAAAACTATTTCAGCTATTCTTTCTATTAATGCTATACAGGCTAATAGAGTTGTGATCTTTACACCCGCAAGTGTTATGATGCAATGGGAACAAGAGATCAAAAGATTACTTCCTAATTATAAACTTTACATATACCCTAATATAAAAGGAGTGGGCGATGAGCGAAGAGAAATATTACTCGTATCATATGCGAGAGCCGATGCTTACAAAAAGTCGGAAACTAAAGCCACTTGGAAATCGGAATACCTTATATGTGACGAATGCCATTACATTAAGAACCCCAAGGCAAAGCGGACTAAAGCGATTATACAATTGGCTAAAACTACGGATTACTTTATAGGTCTATCAGGGACACCTATTATAAATAGACCTGTAGATTTATTTCCACCGTTGAACATAGTAGCACCAAGTGAGTTCGATAATTGGTATCAGTTCACTAGGACTTATTGTAATGGACATATGGGTAAGTTTGGATATGTAGCCGATGGTCTTTCGAGAAAGGTTGAACTACATGCAAAACTATCAAGACATATGCATAGAGTTACAAAGGATGATTGTTTAGACCTTCCTCCAAAAACAAGAACAGTCATCCCTTGTAAGGTAAACTTTGGTATGGGAGATCATAAAACATTTCAAGAGGCTTATACAGAATTAGGTCATTGTAAAACAGAGGTAGCGATTGATTGGATAAAAGATTTTTTAGCATCCAATGATGAAAAGTTAGTTGTGTTTACCTATCATGTAAGAGTAGCCGAACATCTATACTATATGTTAACATGTGTTGATAATAATAGTTTGCATAAGCAAGTTGATTTACTTACAGGTTCTACTACTAAACAAGATAGAGATGCATACATATCTCGCTTTCAAAATCCAAAGTCTGACAAGAGGATACTTATACTTACGTTAGGTGTAGGATCTACAGGTTTGAATTTACAAAAAGCAAATAATGTTTTAATGGTGGAGACAAACTTCTCTCCAATGGATATGATACAAGCTGAAGATAGAGTACATAGAAGTGGTCAAACTAAGTCCTGTTCTATTAATTATATTGTTGCTCAAAATACTTTTGATGAAAAACTTTACAGTTTATTAGAAAAGAAAATGAGTATGAGTAATGCAGTAATTGATGGAGATTTTAAGAATGATCTAAATGTATTTGAAGAATTAAAAGAAGATTTAAAAAAGGAGCTTGGACATGGGTAAAGTTTTAATACAGTTTCAACCTGACGTTATGATATTTGATAGCATGACATTTGATAATACTTCTGATGTTCAAAGAATAATTGTAAAAGGATTTGATGTAGGAGATGATGAGCAAGATCATATGATGTCATGGGTATTCAATACTGATACTGTTCCGATGTTGAAACTGCAACAACTAAAGTCTGGAGATCTTTTATTTTGGCATGGTGGGTCATTGATCCCTGTGCCTTTTGATAAACATCAAGAGAATGTAAAAGTTTTTAGAAAGGTTCTAAACAAGTGAATTTGAATAGTAAAGATCCCTCCTTTCGTGTGAGCCGTGCCTTGGGTCTGCGGTCTCAGATGCCTATGATGCTAGTTTTTTCGTGGTATTTCCTAGTCAACTCTTTAGGATCTTTACTCTTCTCAAGAAGAAGCATTAATACAAAAGAGCAATCATAGGAAAACCCAATGTTATTAAAAACTAACAATCTAATATTAAAAAATATATCTAAAAATTCAGACAGTAAAACATGGGGAGGTCATGACAGAAAGAAAACTGTAGGTGCTTCTGCAATAGGTGGATGTATCAGATCCATTGTCTATGACAAGCATGATGCTCCTGTTGATGCAGATTTTGTACAAGATTTAGGGGCGGCAGAACGTGGTAACATGATAGAAGATTGGGCAGTTCCCTCAATGCAAGACAGTCTGAAAGATAGTCAAGTAGAATTAATTTGGGCAACTGATGAGGGACAACAGACGTTAGTAGATATGAATACTTATCAAAGTGCCACTCCTGATGGTTTGTTTATTTCAAGAGAAGTGTTTGAAGTTGAAGAAGAGAATGGAGAAAAGAGACTTACAAAGTGTCTTTACAATGAATTAAAGTCCATTGATCCTAGAGCATTTGATAATTTAAGAGAGCCAAAGTTTCAACATAGAATGCAAGTGCAACAGGGTATGGATTTAGTTAGACGTACTTCAGATTACTTTCCAACTCATGCAGTTATTACATATATAAATGCTAGTTTTGTAAATCAAATAAAGTCTTGGGTTATTCCGTTTGATGAAAAGGTAGCTTTAGGTTTGAGAAGCAGAGCAATTTCAGTCTTCACAAAATTTAGTTTGCAAAACCTGCCAGAACCAGAAGGAAAAATTGAAGGAGGCAATGAGTGTATCTATTGTCCTTATAAAAAAATATGTCTAGACACAGAACTGTCTAGCATTCCAAGTGTCGAAGGTTCAAATTTTTCGGCAGCCATTACAGAAAGATTACATGAAAAGGTTTTAGCTAGGCATAAATTAAATCAAGAAGCAAAAGCAAAAACAAAAGAGGTAAAACAATTAGAACAAGATATAAAAGAAATTCTTAAAGAAGCAGATAGTAAAAAGATTTCTGCTGATTGGGGATCGGTGTCTCTGTATTCGCAGAAGTCACCATCTAAGTACGATAAAAGTAAATTTGATGATGCGGGTTTAGATCCTAGTGATTTTCAAACGCAAGGGGAATACTCTCCACGTTTATCAATTACTCTTCGTAATTAGTAAATAGACTGAGAAACGTACAAATAAACAAACAAAGAAAGGTTATTCATTATGAATGATATTACAGTACAAAACTCTACCTTCGATGTTTCAAATATTGACAACATCGTAAACCAATTATCTGAGGTAGCAGATGAACTAAATGTTGGTGGTATGCAATACATCAAATTTAAAAAGGGAGAATGGGTTATAGGGAAAGCTGAAGATACATTTCCTGATAACAAATTTGAAGCCTTAGTTAATTTAGCTATGGTTCAGAATGGTTGGGTCTGTTGGAAAGATGGACAGTTAGTTGATGAGAAATGGAGTAACCTTGGAGATCCAAAGACTTCTAAAGAAGATCTACCTGATCACGGTCCATACACACAACAAAACGATGGTTGGTCTTACAATGTAAGATTTGAAATGCAGATACAACCAACTCTTGGCACAGAGAATCATATCCTTGCTCAATTCACAGGCTCTTCAAAAGGTGCCATGAAAGCAGTAGGTGAAATGGTAAAAGAAGTTGTGCAACAAAAGAAGACAGGGACACACGAGGGACAGGTGCCAATAGTAATGTTTCATTCTGATAGCTATAAGCACAGTCAGTATGGCAAAGTTCACATTCCAAAGATGTCTGTATCTAGATGGATGGACCAAGCAGATACAGTTCCTGTTGCAGGATCAAAACAAAATGAACCTGAGACACAACCAAATCCTGCTAAAGACGTTCCATTAGAGTAATGGATGAATTGAAATCGGTATTGGGTGGGGGTCAAACTCCTACCCCATTCCATGATTTTATGTCTGGAGTGAAACTGAACTTTATTACTACTGATTCTGGAGTTAGAGATCTTACTAGATATTATGCTAAGATATTAGATTTAAATCATACTTGGGATAATCCATTACTTTTATCTGTTGATGTAGAAACTACTGCTGATGAAAGCCTTATAAAAATTTATGAAGATAAACAAAAGGAGTTTGTAAATGTCTCGGAGAAATTTCATGCGTTTCCGATCCTCTCCAAATGCACAGAAGATCAGAAGAAAGATCGCAAAGAAACCCAACAAGATATGGCGGAGTGTAGGGCAGACCTTAATGCACAAGCCAAGCATGTCAAACGAGCAGGTCTCAACGTCTACACAGGACAAGTCAGATTACTCCAAATCTATAGTGGAGAAGAAGTCCATGTCATAGACAGATGGCATGTGTCTATGCCTGTTTTACAGGAGCTAGGGGACAAAGTCTTAAACACAGACAAAGTGATTTGGTTGGCACACAATGCTCAGTTTGATGTGAAGATGTTAACTCAACATGGGATTACACCTGCAAGGCATCCTCATTGTACTTTATTACAAGCACAAGCATTAGTAAGTCTTACACAAATTAGAAAAGGTTTAGCTTTTAGATGTGCTGATGTTCTTGGAAAAGAACCAAGTAAGACACAACAAGCATCTGATTGGTCTAAAGATCCACTTGATAATGAGCAAATTAAATATGCAGCAGGAGATGTTGTAGCTACTTGGCAGTTACACATTGAGCAGATGAAGATGATTAAAAACAGTAAGAGAATTCCAAGGGAACAATGTGAATGGATTTACAACTTACTTAGATCTAGTATTAAAGCAGTTAATGAAGTGATGGTTAACGGCATCGGTTTTGATCGTAGTTCTCATGATACTCTTGCACAAGATCTAAGTGTCAAAGACATAGACGGCAGACAGAAAGCACTTGAAATGTTTAAGAATCATTCAAGTAAAGGTGCCCCTGCGGTAGATAATCCTGCTTCTACAATTCAAGTAGCTAATTGGATTAGATATCATTTAAATAAATATCCACCTTATACCACGGACAATTGGGTTAAGACTGATACAGGTCAGCTTAGATGTGGGAAAGTAGATATTCTTGAAAATATTTCACAGTTACCAACCGAATACCACCCACCTTTATTAGCCATAGCAGAATGGGCAGATGCTAAAAAGAATAATTCAACCTTGGGCACAGACTTTAATCGTTTTATAAATCCAATGTCTGAAAGGATTCATGCGAATTTTAGAATAGGTGGTACAGAAACAGGTAGATTTAGTGTGACCGAGCCTGCTTTACAAACAATAAATGCGACTGAAGAGTTCAGACATTTGTTTAAAAGTAAAGATTGCCATAGTCTAGTGGTTTGTGATTATGGTCAAATAGAAGTTCGAGTTCCTGCG